TATGCTTTGAGTGAATCCACCAACTTTAGAGAAGTCTCTTTCTAGGCGTGCTGTTTTAATCTGTCCTGCGCGAGAACGGGCTGCAGCAAAGGCTGCACGACCAACAATTGGTTCGGCTGGCTTGTAAGGCTTTCCTAAAAATTTAGCAGATACTTCAAGTGCCCCAGTCTCTGGATTTAATGTTTGTTTAAGAAAAGCATCATAAATTTCTTGATGTTTAGGATTTGCTTTAATTGCGTCATCAAATGCACCCATCCATCTAGCACGTTGGTCTACGGTGTATGTAGGCATTTTATTGGTTTCAATATACGTAGCGCGAACAACGTTGCTTCCATCACCAAGATACCAAAGTTTATCGCGCATACCTGCTTGGCTAAGGCGTTCAATTGCTGGGCCATAGGCCTTATCGGCAAGAAGCAAATCACGAACAAACTCTGGGTCTTTTGTTTTTCTAACAAGAAATGGCAAACGAGGATTGTTACTATGTAACTTAGCAATTCTAAAAATATTAATAATGTTTTCTGATGCAGCGAGGTCTTCTATATCTTGACCAAGAACGGTCAGGTTGCCCTGGGTCCCACCAGATTTTCTGTAATTAATATGTTGATTAGCCAAATCTTCAAATTTTGGCATAGCATCTACATCGCCAACTTTAATTGTTCTGCCTAATCCAGCCTTAAGACCAGCGGCTTTAATTCCAGCAGCAGCGCCGCCGACAGCAATATTAATTGCCACGTTTTTAATAATAAAATCGTTGGTACCAGTGACCCATTTACCAAGAGTGTTATCTTGAAAATTCTTTTTAATGTCATTGTCATCCCAGAGATTGACATTTTCAACATCAATTCCACCAGATTTAAGAATTGCGCTTTCAAGTATACCTAATGGATTAATTTGACTCTTAAGCATTGAAACACCAAGAGAAACTTTTTCACTTCGGTTATAGGCATCAATTACATCTGACGGTTGGAATCCTTTTCCGTAAGTATCTGACTTATAAAGAGGACTATTTGGGTCAGTGAGAAGGTTAACCGTAGAGATTGGACGTGCAATTATTGGAGAGAAAACATATTGTTCTGCTTTATTAGCAGCATATAATACTGGGTCTACTACCTTTGCAATAGGTTTTTCTATCGTACTGAATCCAGCCTTTGCTAAAGAACGAGCAGTTCCTGCTTCAGCAGCAATACCTGCTGCAGCGGCGGCCTCTGGAGAACCCTTGAATGTTTGTGCAGCACCTAGTTGTGCACCAGATTGCGCTACGGTTCCAATAAGACCCTTGGGAATATCTAAGATTCCAGAGCCAACTCCCTTAAGGATGTTAGTAAAATTATCCCATAATGATGGCATTACTTTACCTCCCCTATATTAAAAGTTGATGGCTCCCCGCCTTGTACTTCATTACCTGTTATTGCTAAAATAAATATATCTCGCTCTTCAGGGGAACGCCAAGGAACCATTGCTAAAGGAATTGCAATTGGATAATTTTCATAACCTAGTGAGTTTGCAAACTTATCTAGGTGGTCAAAGAAACTATTTTCTAGCCATTTCATCAAAGTATCTGGCTTTTTAAATAATTAACAAAACGCTTGTATGAATCAGGAGTATTTGGCAAACGTGTAGCATTCATAAGGTCTGGTAAATATCGTTTAATTAAATCAACATTTTCATTTTGATTCATTGATGAGGTAAGACGAGATGGTAGAGCACTGCTATCTCTACCTCTTCCAATATCAACGCCATCAGAGATTGGCAAATTGTCTTGACTCTCAGCATCAAGAGGCGTAAGACCAGCCATCATTGATTGCATAGGGTTATTTGGAGCCCGTGGAGGTGTAAATTTTTCTATTGGGTTGCCAGCCATTGGAGCATCTGATTGTTGATTAAACAATTCTCCGCCTTGCTTGTATGGCATACCAGAAATATATTTTGGGGCCTGTGTTGGGCCGCCATCTGTACGCTTTGATAATGCTCCAGGACCAGATGCTGGTGCGGGATTGTTCGGCTTTTGGTATCCGCCTGCAACCATTAGTCATCCTCTATTTCTGTAGTATTTTCGATAAGTTCGCTATTGTATTCTTCTGCTAACTGCATCATTCCCGCAGCATTCCAGGGAGTCATAGCCTCACTGACCTGTGTATGTAAAAATCTTCCGCCTTCATAGTCTGCCCACTCGGATATTAAAACCCAACCAGAGGCGATATAATCTTTTCCAACACTATCTGTATCTATTAAAATACGTAGTGCTTCTTCTACCTTATCGCGGAACTCTTTGCTCATTTTTTGTATTGAGTTTCTGTAATAAAAGGTTCTGCTGTCTTACTATCATTAAGAGCGGCTATTTCTGCTGCCTGTTCTGGTGATGCACCAGCATAAAGTGCGCCAAGAGCGTAATCTCCACCAGTACCTATTGCATAATACCCAGAACTACTTCGAGAAACCGATAACTCACTATCAATTTCAAAGATGTTGCCATTGATTGCAAGTAATATATACAGTTCAAACTCTTTATCTGAAGGCTTAGAGTCTAAAATTCCATTATCTACTAACAATTGTTTAAGCGATGGGACAACCTTGTTAATTATAAAAGGAAAAAGGTTGTCTTTATCTTTACTAATTAAACTTGGTGGTTTCCAACTATGTAATATAACCTGTATTGCCCTTACATCTCCCGCTGTGCCAACAATAAAGTTACCGTTTGTTACAACTTTAACCATATCTACGTGAGTATAAATCTTTGTATCACCAACTACACGTGAATCTGCTAGGACTACGCAACAATTTGCGTATTCAACACCAATAATCGTTGTCATAGTCCCCTACTTTTTTTATTGTCGCTGAGTTGTTCTTACGCTTGCATTAGCCTGACCGCTTGCTGTAAGGCTTGATAAAATACTCATAATATCTGGACGTTCTGGTGCTGCTGGTGGTATCTCTGGGTTTACTTGTTGAGAAGTGCCTCCTGCTGGAGCAGCCTCAGGAGCAGGGGACATTTGCTCAACTGATTGTGGCACCCCAGCAGGAGGAACTTGTTGCTGCGGAGCGAATGTGGCTTCAATTGCGTCTTCTAGTGCTTGACCCTTTTGACGAGCCTTGATAACCGCAGCAATCTTACGTACGACTTCAGAGGCATCCTGGCCTTGAGTAGCCATCTGTGGAATTGCCTGTGTATATGCCGTAAGTGAACCAAGGAGTGCAGTGCGCATATCCTCAATTTCAATCTTTTCTAATTCTTGTGTTACGTTAACTGTAAATGGTAGTTCTCTCATAGCCATATCTCGGCTGATGAGTTTTCCTCCAAGTGCTTGAAGCATAAAGATAAGACCTTGTGCTGGATTAAGACCAGCAAGCATACCATAGCGAACATCAGCAGAATAGTCACCCTTGATGTCTTTGCTTGGCTTGTAGGTAATCTCATAAGGTGAACCCGAATCTACTCCACGAATTGTTTTTTCTTCTGAGTAAATCATTTCATCTACACAAAAACAAATTTGAATAATGTCCCGAAGTGTTGCAGCAAAGATTGCTTGTGCTGATTTAACCTGTGTATCAAAGGCTCCCATAAGAGCCTGTACGCCTTGACCAGTAACAACTGATGCGCTGATATTTCCTGTACGTGATTCAGGGTAACGTGTACCGACACGCAGTTCTTGATTAAGGATTGTTTGTTCAGTAAATGCACCCTGTGGTAGAGTAAGTTCTACACGGCGGACACCTGCTGGGTTGGCTGTACGAATAACCGCATCTCCACCAAGTTGTAGTTCCTGCACATCTTGTGGAAGTACGATAGGTGCCTGTACAGATTTTTCTGCTGCTTCCATTGCAAGTAATGCAAATCGGTTACGCAGTAACTGAATACCAAGCACGTCGTCAAACTGTCCACGCATTTCACCATCGATGGATGGCTTACGTGCAACAACAACCATCATCTTACCAAGTGGGTTAGCAGCCTGAGAAAGAACTAGGTTCTCTCTGCGTGGTACATAAATTATAGATTGGTCTTTATCGTAGTAACGAATCATTTCAATTACTGCATTAAGGTCTTGCTTGTATCCTTCTGAACCAAGAAGTTGTCTATCATACTCGGGGAACTGAGATACCAATTCACCAAGTGTCATAGAGTAACGTTTAGCAAATGCCACACAGCGTCCATAGCGGTCAAATTCTGGGTAAGCCCCAATAGGATTTTCTATGCGAATACGTGGCAGTTTTGCTTCATCGTCTAGTTCAATAATGAACGGGACGAAACCATATGTGATATACCAG